ATCCTGTTGAAGCAGGTGGTGAAAATGTAGGTATTGGTACCGAACCTTTCTACCTTGTATTTAACGAAGATTGGTTTGCTGATGGCGAAGTGCTTTTTGGTAATTTAAATGAAGTTTATCCAATGCGAGTTCTTGGAGATCCAAGAGTTGAGGGAACCCAGTATGTTTACAAAGTAGAGCTTATGGGAGGAATTACTGATGGTATTCCTGCTGAACGTTTGTTAGCAGGTGAACGTTTCTCACATGAGTATGCTCCCGTAGAGAGAGAGCTTAGTCGAAAAGTAGGAGATGTCAGATTCTCTGCTCCTATTACTGTTCGTAATGAATGGACTACCCTTCGTAAACAATATAAAGTTCCCGGCTCTAGTATGCTTAATAAGAAACTTGCTTGTGGTGTTCCTGTTGTTAAAGACGGTAAGAAAGATGTTAAAACAATGTGGATGCCTTGGGTAGAATGGCAGTTTGAACAAGAGTGGTCTGATGAAAAGAACTCTGCATTAATGTTTAGTTCTTCAAACCGCACTCAAAATGGTGAGTATCTTAATATTGGTAAGAGCGGTGAAGTGATAGACATACTTGTCACTATGTAGTTAATAGCTGCATAATTAACACCTTAAAAATAGAAAATGGGCAAAATCGGTGAAGCCATTAGGTAATACCGAGCTAACTTACTTTTAACAGAAGTAAGTAGTGTAGAGAGTAGAATGTGAAAATATGTATTTATTAAAATGAATGGATTTATATACAAGATTACCAATCGGGTAAATAATAAAATGTATATAGGACAAACAAGATTTACTGTTGAACATAGATTTAAATAGCATATAAAAAATTTTAATATCGAACATAGAAGTTAGCCATTATATAATGCTTTTGCAAAATATGGTATTGAAAATTTTGAAGTATCGGTATTAGAAGAATGTCCTATAGAAAAATTAAATGAAAGAGAAATATTTTGGATAGCAAAATACAATACTTTCAAAAATGGCTATAATGCTACATTGGGAGGTAAAGGTGGTTGTAAATATTTTTGGACAGATTCTCAATATGATGAAATTCGATCCATGTATTTAAGCGGTTTTACTTCACAAAAAATAGCTGAACAGTTTAATTGTTCTGCATATACTATAATAGGAGTATTAAAAAGTATAGGTATTAAAATTAAAGGGAACCCATTAGATATGAATAAAATGGAGAGAGAAGAATTTATTAGTTGGTATAATAACGGAGCTTCCCTGAAATACCTAGCAGATAAGTATAATACTGACAAATAGACTGTTAAAAGATTTTTACAAAAATATGGTGTAAATACTAGAAATCATAGTGAGTTTTTAAAAAACTCTGAAATGTAGGCAAATGCCATAAAAGACTTTTTATCAGGTATGAAATATAAAGATATGGAGCTTAAATATCATACTGATATGAGGACTATAAAAAAAATCCTAGTAATTCATGGTATTAATATAAATTCATATAGAGGACTTAGACAAACTACAAAAGGAGCATTTTGTTTAACAGATGAACAATGTCTTGAAGTTATAAAATGTTATAATGATGGGACTAAAGTAAATAAAATAGCTAAAAAATTTAATGTTAATGTATCTACTATATATGAATTATTAAAAAGGTATCATGTTAAATGCAATAGATATAATCATTCCAAGAGTGTCCAAACCCCAGTAAAGGGTTAAGATGTATTCCACTATGGCCTTTTAGGTAGTAAGATAAAGAACTTACTTTAAATATAGATGAAGAATGGGAGATGGTTTATTAGCACAAATGCGCTATGGTAATACTTATTATTACAATACCTTCTCATTAAAGATGCTTGAAGATGCTCTTTATGAATTAAGTGCTGCTAAATTAGATTTTGGTGATAGAACTTTTGTTATTAGAACTGGTGAAATTGGAGCTATTATGTTCCATAATGCTGTTCGTAATGCAATGAGTGGTTGGACTGAGTTCTCAGTTAATGGTGACGCTTTAGGTGTAGTTAGAAAAACTAGCTCTCCTCTTAATAAGAATGCACTTGCTGCTGGTTTCCAATTTACTGAATTCTCTGCTCCTAATGGTGTGACTGTTAAACTTGAAGTTGATAACTTCTATGATGATCCTGTTCGCAATAAGCAACTTGATAAAGACGGTCACCCTGCTATGAGTTCACGTTTTGATATTATGTATATCGGTACTACTGATCAACCTAATATCTTTAAGTGTGCATTAAAGAACAATCCTGAATTCCGTGGATTTCAATGGGGGCCTTTCGCTAATCCTTTCACAGGATAGACTAATAACATGAATGCATCATTTGATGAAGATGCTGCGGTAATGCATCGAAAGACTACTTTGGGTGTTTGTATATTAGACCCAACTAGAACTATGTCTTTGATACCTGCAATTCTTGAAGGTTAATAAGAATAAGATATTGATATATAGGGGAGTTAATCCCCTATATATTTATATTTAAATATACACAAGAATAAGATAAATAATTTAAAATAAGGGAGAATGGCAAAGAAAATTAAAGAGTAGGAAACCTTTCAAATTGATACAGAAGAAATAACAAAATCAATTAAGGAAGATATAAATACTACACCTGTTCAAGATTATGTTGAACCAACTAGAAGTGAAGTAAAGAAGAAAACTAAGGAAAAAGAGGAGGAGAAGGAATTAGTTAATTGCTTACGTCCTATAACTATTACAGTTCAGTATTTACCTCAACCGGGAACTATAAATAATCCTAAACATCTTTTATATGGTGGTATGGCTGAAGCATCAACATTCAGTGTTACTGTTCCTAGATTACGTTCAGGAGTATTTGTAGATGTATTAACTAAACAAGAAAAAGATTTTCTTGAACATATATTAGGTCTTGAAGAAGGTGCTTTAAATGTATATAATAAAACAAATAACTTTTGGGATAATAGTACAGAAGGGGGTGTATCAAGAGTAAGAATTCCTAAACAAGGAATGGAATTACATCTTAATGATCCTATAGAATATATTCAATATAAAATTCTTTTAGCAAATAAAAACCTCATAGCACCTGATCTCTATACTCTTAGAGATAGAGCTAAAGCAACTTATAGATTTGTATTAGTATCAAATGATGATGTAAATCAAGATGCTAAACAAAAGATGTCTACTAAGATGCGTTGCTATGTTGAATATGGTAAAATAGAAAATAAGCCAGATATTCTTAGAGCAATCATTGAGATTATTACAGGTAAACCTCTTGCTACTAATACTAAGATAGATTATCTGCAAACTAAAATAGGAGAGCTTATTGATGCTGATGCTAAATTATTCTTAAAGGTAGCTACTGATCCATTGTTACCTACAAGAATTCTTATTAAGAAGGCTGTTGAACAAGGATTTATTTCTAGACGTGGTGATTATTATTATTTAAGAAGTGATAATACTCCATTATGTGAAGGAGGTGAAGAGCCTACAATGTCAATGGCTGCTAAATATTTAGCTAATCCTAAGAGACAATCTATTAAATTATCTCTAGAAGCTTCAATTAATCAATAATATATTTCATAATTATGAGTGGGAAACCTAACATAAACTGTTTAACTTGATGATTAGAGTATTCCCACTTGTAATTATTATTAAACATCATGCGATGTTATAAATAATTTAAACTTATGACTACACAAGAATTTAATACAGAATTTGATGTTCTTTATAATAACATCGCAAGTAATGGTGCTCCCGGTATAAATGAATACGAGAAATCTGTATTCTTAACTAAAGCACAAAATGAACTAATAAAAGCTTACTTTTTAAAAGTTTCCAATAAACTACAATCAGGTTATGATGATAATGCTTTATAGCAAACTAATTTTTCAAATTTAATAGTATTGAAAACATATCAAAATAATGATTTAGAAGAAGCTAAATATAGTTCAATAGCTAACTCAAAGTCTGTAGTAATGCCAAAAAATTCATTATTTATACTTAATGAACAGTTATTAGTTACAGACACTAATAATAAAAATAAAACACTTATAGTAGTTCCTATTAATGGTGATGCTTATTCACGCTTGTTAAGTAAACCTTTTAAAAGACCATTGAAAAATCAAGCTTGGAGATTAGATGTTAATATAGAATCTACTGAAGATGAACAATGTGCTGATTTAATACCGACTGCTGGTACTATAATAAAGGGTTATCAAATTAGATATGTAAAGAAGCCTACTCCTATAATACTTACAACACTTGAAGATGGTATAACGATAGATGGTGAATTTGAAGAAATGACTTGCAAATTAAATCCTATTTTACACCCAGAAGTATTATAGAGAGCTGTAGAATTCGCAAAAGCTTCTTATACAGGAGAATTAACAAATATGTTACAGTTAGGTTATACTAGTTAGACTGGTATAGGACAAACAACAACTAAACAATAATAATTATGACAGCAGAAGAATTTTCAAATGAATTTGATGTTGCCTTAGCTAGTTATAGACGATTTAAAGGATATGATGATCAAGATCTTCCTGATACTTTAGAATTTGATGAATATGAAAAATCTGTATTTCTAACTAAAGCTTAGGAATATATAGTAAGGGAATTATATAATAATAATTCTACTGAATATTTTGAAGCAACAGAACATAATAGAAGATATTTAGAGTCATTAGTAAAAACCGTACCTTTAACTCCTAAGGATACTAATAACAATCACATAAACGATAACTATGCCCACTTTATTTATACACTTCCTCCTGAATGTTGGTTTATTGTTTATGAGCAAGCTTCTTTTACTAGTGGAGGAGAATGTCCTAATACAGTTGCTGATGTAATTCCTGTTACTCATGATGCTTATATAAGATATAGCAGAAATCCATTTAGAAAGCCAAATGGCAGAAAGGTATTAAGGTTAGATAAGGGAGAAGGAGAAATAGAGTTGGTAGCTAAGAAGGGAAGTTAGATTAATTATCAATTAAGGTTTATCTCAAGACCTTCTCCAATTATATTAACTCCTTTAACTGATGAAGGCATAACTATAAATGGTGAACATACAGTAATGACTTGTTAGTTAGCAGAACCATTACATAGATTAATTTTAGATTAGGCAGTTAAATTTGCCTATAATTCAAAAATAAAAGAAACAAAACAAAAGGATTCATAATTGAATCTATATTTATTAACTTAAATTAAATAAAAATGGCAGTTTTTTCAACTAACCAAAACAGACAACTTTATGTTGTAAAAGCAGTTCAAACAACTAATAAGGTTTCCGCTTTAGGAGACATTAAAGTAAGTAGTGATAAGGAAGGTAATATCTTCTTTAATTATAAGGGAGTAGGCAATAAGATGCGTACTGATATAATTGATCCTAAGACTATTACTGATATAACTTTAACTACTTCAGAAAAGGGTAAACGTAAGTTTAAACAAGCTACAGTAACTTTAGATACTAATGTTAATGGAGGTAGTTTAATTGTAGGCGAAGATTATATTCTCCGTATTAATTTTAGACAACTTTATGGTATGTCTGATAGTGATATTTATCAGAAATATGGTGCAGTTCATGTAACTAAAGCTATGCAAGCTGATCCATCATTATTCTGGGCTGAAATGGCATATTCTTTAGTAAAGAACTTTAAGAATGTATATTCTCCTCTTCTTGATATTAAGATTAATAACAAAATAATATCAAGAGCTACTAAGATTAATGGAGATGTTAAATTGTATGAGGAAGGTTCTACTACTCCTATTACTTTAACAGGTGTTACTTCTCTTGTTATTGTAGAAGCCTCTCAAGTAGGTGAATATGTAAGAGGTGTAAAATCTATTGAACCTGTTTATTTTGAAGTTCTTCCTACTACTGTATATAGTGATGGTGAAGATGTAGTATGGGGTAAAGTAGCAAATACTGTGATAGATGCTAATATACCAAATGGTTATGATTATGCAGACCTTGAATACTTCTGTATGGGTGAACGAGGTGATCAATATAGAAATATTGGTTGGCCTAACTCAATCCATACTGAATACCTTGTAGATGTATCTCAAAACTATAATGCTATTGATATTCATTATGCATATCAAGGTACTTGTGAAGATATTCAGAAGTCTGAAAAACATCTTACTATAATTTCAACTGCTGATTTATCTGAATTCTTGAACAGTATTAAAGCATTAATCCCCGGAAAAGCTTCAAAAAACGGACAACCTACCGTCTCGGGTGAGGGTAATAGAGACACATTATGATAATACTGGTATATAAACTATTTAATAATGTTTAACCCAAAAGGGGAAGGGAAAATTCCCTTCTCCTTTTTATTTTATATAGTACTCTTATATGATAGAAATAAATAACATTTATATAAATCCTCAAGGAACTAAACTATTTGTACAAGTTAGTATTAAAGAATACTCGGAAGGATATACTGAAAATGTAGGAATAACTAGAATATCTGTAGGCAGTTACAAAAATTATAGCTCTTTAAAGCCTAATGGATTAACACCTGTTAATGATTCTTTTTTACTTACTTTTGATACTCCACAAAAAGAAGTTAGTTATGTTTTTGATATTGATGGACAAACTAATAAAGATAAATTTTATCTTGTAGAAGTAAATACTAACGGAAGTACAAATAAAAGTGCTAATACTCCTTGTGGATTAAATACTGATATTGTATATCCAGTATATTGGAAATAGCCTATTTATAATAAACTTTTAGACTATTTTAAAGAGTTCAATGATTGTACTCCTCCACTTAATTTTATTAATTATTACTTAAAAGTAAAAGCATTTGAATATTGTTTAAAAATATGTAAATATGAAGACGCTAAACGATACTGGGAATAGTTCTTTGATGTAGGAACTACCTTTAGTACAAGTAAATGTGGATGTTCTAAATAATTATAATAATTTAGTAACTGAATCGTTAAATAGATATTTTAAATTATTAGAATATACAGGATATGTTAATAACAATCAAGTATATCAACTAATAATGTTAGATATTATTGGTGATATATTTAATAATTATGAAGAATATATTACCGATGAAGATATGTAGTTATTTTCTTCTCTTCTTCCCTGTTTAACTAATAACTGTCTTATACCTAATGATATTAAAATAACTTCTATAAATTGTACTAGTAAATAATTTAAAATCATAATAGTATATAACTAAACTTCTTGTCTACATTGTATAATATTATTATCTTTGTAGATAAGAAGTTTTTTATTTTAAAATATTAATATGGCAACATTTGGTGAAATTGTATATATGGTATTAGATGAGATTAAATCCTTAGGTGGAGATTCATCTATACAAGAAGAGCATGTAATCTTCTTAGCTAAACATTATAGAAATATGTTATTACAATAGAAAATACTTAAAGAAGGTATTTACTCTATCTCCCCCTCTAATTACCAAACAATCTGTACTGATTTAGAGATAACTTCATCTATACCTAATATAGATTATTGTAATGAAAGTTATTTAAAATCTAAACATAAGATACCAGACACTATGAATAATAGTAATGTTTTAGTATTCCCTGTTAATTTCTTTAATACTAAAATAGTGTATGTTACTTTAGAAAGATTTAGATTTGTGGGACATAATAAATATATGACTAATATAATTTATTGTGCTAAAGGGCCTAATGACTATTTATACCTTAAAAGTAATAATCCACAATTTCTTTATTTAAAGGAAATAAAGATAAAGGGAGTGTTTGAGGACAGTGAAGAAGCGGCGAAGTTAGAATGCGAAGGAGTAGGGGAAGAAACTACATGTGATATAATGGATAAAACATTCCCTATAGATTCAGATTTAATACCTCAAGTTATTCAATTAATTGTAAAAGAATTACAAGGAGCATCCATAAGACCACAAGATAATATTAATAATGCTAATGATGATTTAGCAGATATAGCTACTTTTATTAGAACTAATACTAAATCAGCCTTAGCTAAAGAAATGACTGAATAATGGATTATCAAGAATTTAAAAAAAGAACATTGAGACTAAATTCCTCTAGAAACCATAAAATAACAAACTCCTTAGGAGTTTACGATTGTTATAAACATATGAGAAAGAATAACTGGTATGATATTCCTAGAGCAGTTAAAGAAAAAGAATTCTATGCTATTATTAGAAGTATAAATAAATTGTTAGCAAAAGAATTAGCTTATGGTAAAGAAATTAGATTACCTCATAGATTAGGAATTCTTGAACTTCGTAAAATAAAGAAAAGAATGAAAATTGTAAATGGTAAACTAGTTTATAATAATCCTATTGATTGGGATGCCACATTAAGATTGTGGTATAAAGACGAAGAGGCCTTTAAGGAAAAAATAGTTATTAAACGAGAGGTTGAAAATATTTACTTTGTTCATTATAATAAAGGAACAGCTATTTATAATAATAAAAGATTTTATGAATTTAATCCTACAAGGGAAATTAAAAAGTTATTAAAAGATAATATAGAAAAAGGCATTATTGATGCTTTTTTACTTTATAAAATTAAAGACAATGGTTAAAGATAATATACAATATGTTAAACTTGAGGAGGTATTATCAAGATTACTTAGACATCCTCTTTTACAAGAATTAAGTATAGAAGCAGCTATTCAATATACAATAGATTTTATACATATTTTTGGATTACCAGAAATGTTTCAAAATAAAGAAGCTACTCTACAAATAGTTAATTATAGAGCTAAATTACCTTGTGATGTTATAGGTATAAATCAAGTAAAAGATGCTTGTTCAAATATATGCATAAGATCAATGACTGATACTTTTGAACCTTCAGATAATAATTATTATCCTGACAAAACTTATAAAGTACAGAATACTATGTTAATAACTTCTTTTAAAGAAGGAACTGTATTAATTAACTATAAAGCTATTCCTATAGATGAAGATGGTTATCCTTTATTGATAGATAATAGTAATTTTTTAAAAGCTTTGGAATTATATATAAAGAAAGAAGCTTTTTAGATATTATTTGATACTAATAAGATAACTCCAGCAGTATTTCAAACTGTAGCTTAGGAATATGCTTGGGCAGCAGGAAGATTACAAAGTGAGTTTAATATTCCTAATGAAAGTGAAATGGAATCTATTGCGAGAAGTTGGACTACTTTAGTACAAAGAGTAACTGATTTTGATGATGGTTTTAAATCATTAGGTAATAGAGAATACTTAAAAAGACATTAATTATGGCAAAGGCAAATGAAACACATTCGTTTTAGGGAATGGTTAAAGATACTAAAGAATCTTTACTAGAACCTAAATATTATATAGATGCTCATAATATTAGAGTAACTACTAGAGAAGATAATCCTTAGTAGTACATTATTACTAATGAGAAAGGTACAACTAAATATCCTATAAGTGTTAATGGTATCATATTAGGTTATTGTGTAGTTTCTCATTATTTAACAATATTTAGTACTACAAGAACAAATAAAACAGAAACTAATACTGACTATATATATAGAATAAATTTAGATACTTTATCTCCAGCTCCTTCTATAAATAATAATAATCCTGTTATATTATTCAATGGAGATTTAAATTTTAGTAAGGATCATCCTATTGAAGCATTAGGTTCTTATGAAGATAAATTAATATGTAAAGTTTATTGGACAGATAATTATAATCAACCAAGACTTATAAACATATTAAAGCCAGAGTTAAAAGGATATAATTTAGATACACCTACTCTCCCTTCAACTCTTCCTTCCTTTTACACTGCTGATTCATTTAATTTTGTAAGAGAATTACAATTAAGAGAAGTAGTCTCTATAAATAGAATAGAAGGTGGTTCAGGAATGTTTTCTCCCGGAACTATATAGTATGCCTTTACTTATTATAATAAATATGAATAGGAAACAAATATCTTCTATATTACACCTCTTTATTATACTTCTTTTCCAGATAGAGGAGGAAATGGAGAAGATAGAGTATCGAACTGTTTTAAAATTCTTGTTAATAATATAGATCTTAACTTTGAATACCTAAGAATATATAGTATATAGAGAACTTCTCTAAATGGTACTCCTATAGTTAAAAGAGTTACTGATATAAATATAAGTAACTTTAGAACTACTGATAGTAATAAACCTTTTTATGAGGATTTCTTTTTAGAGTATAAAGATGCAGAAGAAGGTGTAACTCCTATAGATTTAGTTTCAGAACAATCTGATGAGCCTATATAGTTTGATAGAGGTTATTATATTTCAAATGCAGCAACTGTAAATATAAAATATACTTTAAATAGTAAAGAATTTTCACTATATTTAAAAGATTATAGTGTTTATTCAGTTTTAAAAGATGCAGGTATTATTAGAGAATATTATACATACCAAAAAGGAGCTAACTACAGTAATGATAGTAAAGGAGAATGTTTATA